GAAGACATTGCAAAAGTCGAAGCTATCATCAAAGAAATAAGCAAGAAACGTGGTCAAGTGTCTATGATGGTGATTGACACACTATCCAGGGCAACGGCTCTGGGTAACATGGACGAAAATGACAATTCAGCAATGTCAAAACTAATCGCAGGACTAGACCTAATTAGAGAAAAAACAGGTATTCACATTATGCTTGTTCACCACTCAGGCAAAGACACATCTCGCGGCGCTCGCGGGGCAAGCTCTTTACGCGCCGCCTGCGATACTGAAATTGAGCTATCATTTGACGATGAAACGCGCATTAGAACCGCAAGAGCTACAAAACAACGTGACATAGAAACAGGCGCAGAAATTAATTTTATTCTGCAAGTGATTGAGCTTGGAGAAGACGCAGACGGCGATCAGGTTACAACATGCGTTATTCGTGAAGCGACACCAGAAGAAATGGAAGAAAACGTTAAATCTCGCATAACTGGCAAAAATCAAAAGCTGTTTAAAGAGGTGTTCTACCAGTTGCGCGGCGAAAATATAGGCAAGCCAAACCCAAGCGGCGCAGGGTGGCCGACAAGCGGCAAGTATTGGTGCATAGATGAAGAAACAATCAAAGATCACTTTAAAGGCAAATTGGCAGGCGTGGCTAATCCTTCACAAACATATAAGCAGGCTGTGGATGGGCTGCTAGGCGGCGGTCATATTGCCATAAATGAGGGTAAAATCTGGTTTACTGATAAAGACGGCAGAGCAAAGGAAGCGTTTTAGACATACTAAAATGCAAATGTAATAAAAACAAAGGGTTACGGTATGAAAAAAGTAGTTTTAGTATATAATAGTAGTAATAATGAATATAAATATTAATGACTACTACTATACTAAACACCCTAGGTTTAGTATTAGTAGTATAAATATTAGCGAAAAAATGAAAAAAGAATTTTCTAAGAGTTTGCAGACAAAAATAAATGAGGGCAAAGCGAAAGTTTATCCGCATGGTGATAGCCAAATAAAACCGTTGCTAACGTTTGCTGACAAATTAAACTCAATTGATGATCTCGAAGAATTGCGCGGATTTGCTAATCGTCGTTCAGTCCTTCAGATTGATTTGCCCAAATGGAGCGAAGAACAAAAAAAGGCGATACTGTGGAGAAAAGCAGAGATATTAAAAAAACAAGCGAAATAAGGTGGAGCGTTTATAGCGATGGCTTGCGCTTGTGGTTAGATGGCAAACACCTGGGAACTATACCGCCTAAAGATTTATTACACGTAAGCTATGAAGCTTTGAGCTTGTTACGTAGAGTCTACGGTAGCGGCGCAGAAAAAAAGCCCGACGATTAATCGGGCTTAGTTGTTAGCTTTACAGCTACGAGGAAATTTTAATCGTATGTTACGCCTTCCATATATTTATTAAGCGTATCTTCATCTATATTATCAATTAGCTTGATTGCCATTTTTTTAGCAAATCTGTTGTGATAATCCTCGATCAATTGAATTATAACTCTTTCTGATAGTGGTAAATTTTTTGTTTCATTTTCCATAATTTATTCCTCTTCTTCATCAACGTGAAAAAAACGCATTACTATTTCGTCGTTGTCTTGTTCAAAGTCGGTTAGCCGTTCGCAATCTACATCGGTTTTGCTTAAGGCTTCGTGAATGACTGAAATTAATTCTTGCTTGGTCATGACTCTAACTTTTCTTTTACATAATAGTATGCGTTTTCGTATCCATCGACGTTTTCATTCATCCCAATCGTTCCAATAGGCTCTGAAAAATCCCAATAAGATAAGTCGCGTTTATAAGTGATGCCATGCTTTTGACAAAGGCGGCGCAAACGCATGTAATATTTTTTATCTCGCTTTTCTGCTTCAATTTGTATTTCATGCTTTGGTGGCTGTAAAAATTTACCAAGCTGTTTATCTAAAAAATTCATCATAACTAGCACTCCACAAAAATCTCTATTTCGTCATATTGTTTTATGTGAACAGCATTTGTCTCTTCTCCTACTTTCTCCCATTCTGGATAACCGTATTCGTTCTTCACGACTTTACCGTTCTTATGTTTTTTATGCCGCCTTATGTCTTCAGTAACATGAGCGTACAATTCGGTGTAAGTGTTGTCGAAATCGAAATTAACATCTTTTTTATTTAGATATTGCTCTATAGCTTCCATTAATTCCCATTGGTCTAGCTTAATTCTCATTTTGTCTAATCCTATGCTATCAATTGTTCGTTTACCTTGCGGCTAACGTTTACAATTATTGTGTTGTTGTTAACTAAAGTTATTGCAACGGTATCACCTGCAATGGCTTGCTTCTTGATACCGCTAATTGAAACGCGCCTATCTGAACGCGCTTTAGTACGGTAAAAGTTAACCTTGCAAGGCGTGCCGTCTTCGTATTGTGCATCTATGCTTACCTTGTCGCCGTTTGTCATCTTGTCATAATCTACATCATACAGGCGGCTAAACTTTCTTACTGATGCATTAGCGTCTATGATGTGCTTATCTAACATGGTCTTAGTAAGCTTAATTGTGGCTATAAGCGGCGAGTAGTCGCGCAACGCTTGGATGATGTTGTTTTCTAAATCGTTTGTCATTTTGTCTAATCCTTTGCATTTGCTTTAATGATTTGCTTCATCATTTCATCAATTCTATTTATAATCTTTTCTGATTTCTCGCGCTCTATTTGATCTTGTACAAATTGAGCCATTTGTTGGGCATTCTCAGCACGTCCAGACCATGCTTTACAGTTTAAGTTGCCCTGTGAATAAATTCTTTTAAATTCCATTTTGTCTAATCCTCGTTTGATTCGTTATATAATATTATAAACATATTATTCTGATAATATCAATACAATATGTTAAGGTGTGATAAACAGCCAAGCGAACACTAGAAAGAACACTAGAAACGCTCCTAACCAATCTGATAGGGTGGCTTGTTTAATTAGCTCTATAATTTCTTTAAATGGCATTTTGTTTTATCCTTTATCCCATTGTTCAGGGTCAATCTTTGTTGCTTCTTGTTTGATGCATTCATTCAAAGCTTTAACAGCAGATTTAAACGGGTCTTTGTCATCCTCGAAAAGCTCAAAGGGAAAGAACGTGCAGCTAGCTTCAGACACTGAAAATATGTAAGGACGTTCTAGCCATACGCCGACTCCTTCATCGTCAAGATCAACGCTGTTGATAATGTTGTGATATTTTTTATTTATTAAGTGAATGTTATGTTTTGTCATTTGTCTATGCTCCTTAACCCAACTTGAAAGCGTAATAAGGTTGGCTGTTTAAATATGTTTCATCGCCGTTGTAATGGTCAAAATGATGACCGTAACCGTCATACCTTACATACTTTTCTTGCAGTTCTTTAAGTTTACCAGTGCTCATTACAAGCTTGCCTAGTGCCTCAAAAGCTCCTGCTTTTTGCATTTCCTGAATAACGTCTATATCAATTTCTAAAATTTCAGCTAAAAACCAGTCAGTAAAGCAGCCAAGAATATATTCATCGCTAGACAGTTCATCTTGCATGATGCTGTCAATCGCATCCTCTCGAATAAAACGCCATTCGCAACCGTCCAGTGTTACTCTCACATCATCATCACCTTGCGACATTTTGCAGGGTGCAATCATCGCTACAGCTTCCCGTATTTCTACGGGGTCACTTGCTTCACATGTGTTTTTTATTTCGTGTGCTATTTGTAATAAGTTTGTCATTTTGTTTTGTCCTCGTTTGTTTGTCTTTATACGAATCACTCTAATATATTACAAAGATATTGTAAAGAAATAGTTTATAGAAAAAGACAACAAATCAGACATTAAATGAATCGGTCGCGTGCGTGCGTGCGCGTGCTGCATTGCGGCGCAAAAGTCAAGCTTTTTGCTGCACATGCAGCCACAACATGTTGTGGTATTCGCTCAGTGCATAGTATTTGCAGTGCAGCATAATTTTATAAAGTGCAAATTAGTTAAACAATATCAAGCACTTAGAAAGATAGCGCTAAATTAATTAACATAATATTTATTATCGGAATATGCATAGCTCGACCGTTTTTAGCTTGTTTTTTGCTTTGACCCCCCCGTCTGGCCCCCTGCCTACCCCTATTATTATTATACATTCCCACACATAAAATTTTGTGTTACAGTGTTTGGTAGGGGTTGCGTTCTAATTTCGAAGTATTTTCCCATTGCAGACAAATTTTACCTCCCAGCAACCCCACCCCACCCCCGTATTGCTTTTGCAGACTATCATGCTAAAATCCTGCAAAAATGAGGTGCAGTATGGCTGGTAGGCCGATGGTAAAAAGAACGCTTGCTGAGATTAAGCGCAGGGGTGGCGGTGAGTATCTTCGTGAGTGGGTGTTAGAAGGTAACTCTATTTCTAGTTTAGCGAAAGATTTGGATGTTCATGCTGGCTCTTTGCGTAATATGATTTTGCGTGATCCTGAGTTAACGGCTGCGATAGACGAGGCTAGGCGTGCGGCGGCTGATGCTCATTTTGAGGCTGGCTTTGAGGTTATCTCTGAGGTTAGTGAGCGCAGGCAGCGTGAGATTATGGAAGCCTTGAATGGGGATCGTGACATTAGCGAGGCTAACGTTAGTCAGGTTGACTTAGGTTTGCTCAAACAAAAGGTTGGTCAGCACAATTTAGCGGCGTCTAATTGGAACCCTGAGAAGTATGGTGGGCGCAACCAGCAGCAGATTAATATTAACATTGGTGATTTGCATTTAGATGCTTTGCGTAAGATGAAGGTTGTTGAGCATGAATGACCTATCGCAGAACACGATGATAGAGTTTACCCAGCGTTACGCTAGGAAGCCTACATTGTTTGTGCGTGAGGTGTTAGGTGTTGAGCCTTTGGATTACCAGGCTGAGTTTTTGGAAGCCATAGCGTCTGGTGAGCGTAAGATTAGCATTCGTTCTGGGCATGGTACGGGCAAGTCTACGGCGGCGTCTTGGGCTATGTTGTGGTATTTTTTGATGCATTATCCGAATAAGGTTGTGGTGACTGCCCCTACGTCTAGCCAGTTGTTTGATGCATTGTTTGCTGAGATGAAGCGGTGGATCAATGAGTTGCCTAAAGCGTTTCACGAGGTGTTAAACGTGAAGTCTGACCGTGTTGAGCATACCTCTGCACCGAGTGAGATGTTTATTTCAGCTAGGACTAGTCGTGCGGAGACACCAGAGGCGTTAGCTGGTGTACACTCTGAGCATGTTATGTTGATTGTGGATGAGGCATCTGGTGTGCCAGAGCAGGTATTTGAGGCTGCTGCTGGGTCTATGTCTGGTCATAATGCAACCACGATTATGTTGAGTAACCCCACTAGGTCTAGCGGCACGTTTTTTGAGAGCCAAACACGCATGGCTGGTAGCTGGTGGACTAGGCGTTGGTCGTGTGTGGATAGTCCTTTGGTGAGTGACGAGTTTGTTGAAGAGATGAAGCTGCGCTATGGCGAAGACAGTAATGCGTTTAGAATCAGAGTGTTAGGCGAGTTTCCTCAAGCAGATGACGACACAATCATACCGTTTCATTTGGTAGAGACTGCAATACATCGTGATATTAAGGGTGATGAAGACCTGCCAAGTGTGTGGGGTTTGGACGTTAGTCGGTTTGGTAATGACAAAACGGCGCTGTGTAAGCGTCAAGGTTCTGTTGTAACTGAGATTAGGTCTTGGTCTGGGTTAGATTTGATGCAGACTGTGGGTAGGGTTGTGGCTGAATATGAGGCTTTAGCGCCGTCTAAGCAGCCCAGAGAGATACTTGTGGATAGCATTGGTATAGGTTCTGGTGTGGTTGATAGGTTGCGCGAGTTAGGCTTGCCTGTGCGTGGTATTAATGTTGCAGAAGCGCCTAGTATGGGTGGCACATATTTAAATTTGCGGAGTGAGTTGTGGTTTAAGACGAAAGCTTGGTTTGAAGATCGTGCGTGTAAGTTACCGAAAGATGACCAGTTGCTGGCTGAGTTAACGGGTATTAGGTATAGTTTTACATCGTCAGGCAAGATGAAGGCTGAGAGTAAGGATGAGATGCGTAAGCGTGGTTTGCAGTCGCCAGACTTAGCTGATGCTTTGTGTTTAACGATGGCAAGTGACGCTGCAACGGCGTTATCTGGTGCGTTTAATAGTTGGCGAGGAGAGATAAAACGCAATTTGCGTGGGATCGCATAATGTGTTACGTTGCATAAAAAAGGAGATAGTCATGGGCTATGGTAAGAAAAAAGGCGGGAAGAAGAAGTAATGCATGGTAGTAAGTTTAAGCCCTGTTCTGGTTGCCCGACAAAAGCTGCGTGCAAAAGAGCAGGAAAGTGTCAAGGAGCGAAGTATAAGTAATGGCTAAAAGACCTGGATTGTATGCCAATATTCATGCCAAGAGGAAGCGTATCAAGGGTGGTAGTGGCGAAAAGATGAGAAAACCTGGTAGTAAGGGTGCGCCAACGGCTAAAAACTTTAGGCAAGCGGCAAAGACAGCAAAAAAGAAGAAAAAGTAATGCCGTATAAAAAATATAGCCCAAAGCAGAAAAAGCTTGCAGCCGTAGCTCCGCCGCGTAAGAAGATCACAGGTGCAGATTTAAGAAAACTGAGCAGAAAAAAGAAGGGTAAGAAGTAATGGCTGAGATGACACACGCTGAAAAGATACAGCGACATTTTGATATAATTGGCAAGCCTAACCCGTTTAAAGCTGTTCATTCTGCACAAGCTAGGGCTGGAGAGAGAAAAGGTGGTCTTGGGTCTAACAAAGGTGCGGCTCGATATGAAAGTACATCTGCGGAAGATCGTGCAAAGGCTAATTCTGACGGTAAGTTTGGTTATTTTGATGAGGTAAACAAGCGTTACGTTCCTGCTTTTATTGACGCTATGGACGGTGGTGGCAGTGATACTCGCGGCGATACATTTAAAGGTGGCCCATTAAGCGAAATATTAAACAACATAGGTGTTAAGCCATACGGCTCTCAACGTGAGCGTGCTTATGTTAGCCCCACAACATCACCTATTCAGCAAGCTGTTTCTGGTGCAATACCAAGGCCAAGAATTAGACCAGAGCAAACCATGCCAGATGAGTTAAGCGGTGTTCCATTTAACAATACGCCACCATCTGTGCCAGATGAAGTAAGCGGGGTTCCATTTAACAATACGCCACCAGTTATGCCAGATGAAGTTAGTGGAGTGCCTTTTAATAACACTCCAAACCCATTTGCTGGGCCAACTTATGATATGCCTATGCCAAGACCTGTTGATCCTAGCATGAGTAACGTAACAAGACCTTCACAGTTTCAGAATGTATTTAGTTTACTTGATTTTGGTAAAAGTGACGCGGCGCGACAAGCTGTTGCTTCTTTTTATAGATATGCTGATGCGGCAGGTATTCCTAAAACAGATGAAAATTTTGCACGTTATCAAATAGAAATGTATTAATGCCACGAAAGCCTGAGAAAGCTATACGGAAGACGACCAAAGGTAAGGGTCGTAATTACCGCTCTGTAAAAGAGGGTGCTGGTATGACTGCAAAGGGTGTAGCGGCGCATAGGCGTGCTAACCCTGGATCAAAGCTTAAGACGGCTGTAACAAAAAAGAAAAATTTAACTGCAAAAGAGAAGGCTCGTAAGAAGTCTTTTTGCGCTAGGTCAAGAGGCTGGACAGGTGAACGCGGCAAAGCTGCTCGTAGAAGATGGAATTGTTAGATGGCGTTATCAACTTATGACGAACTAAAAGCTAGTATAGCTGACTTTTTGAACAGAGATGATTTAACGTCAGTAATACCTGATTTTATTAAACTTGCTGAAACTGGTATGAATAGAGAAGTTCGGCATTGGCGTATGGAAAAGCGTGCTACAGCACAGCTTGACTCACAATATACGGCTTTACCTAGTGATTTTTTAGAGCCTATTCGTATGTCTTTAAACACGGCTGATACGAATACTTTAGAAATGGTTAATGCTTTTCAAATATCTAATCTTAGAGCGCAAAACCTTAATACAACTGGTAGACCAATAAATTTTGCTATTCTTGATGGTAGTATTGAGGTGTTTCCATCGCCTGATGGAACTTATACATTAGAGATGCTTTATTATGAAACTATTGACCCACTTAATGCACAAACAGCATCAAACTGGGTGTTAACTAATTTTCCAGATGCTTATTTATATGGGTCATTGATACATTCTGCGCCATATTTGCAAGATGATACTCGTGCAAACACATGGGCGGCGTTGTATCAAAAGGCAATTAATGATATTAATTTAGAAAGCGAACGGTCAAAAACTAGCGGCTCTGGTCGCAGAATGAAGATAAGGAGTTACTAATGGCAAGTATAGCAGACAGAGTGCTTGATAACGGGCTGACGGTTTTGGACACAGAGGCCAACAGATTTGACATTACAAGCCAAGAAGCAACAACATATGCAGAGGCTACATCAACCTATACTTTAGGCAATACAACCAGCATTAGCATAGGTTCACCAGCCGACAGGACGGGCGGAGGCCGTAAAGTCACTTTAGCGGCAATCAGCGATGCTTCTGTGACAGGCACAGGAACGGCAACACATTTTGCAATTACAGATACGTCAAACAGTAGATTGTTGGTGACAGGCGCATTGAACGCTTCTCAATCTGTTAACAGTGGTAACTTATTTGATATATCTGCGTTAGATATAGGCATACCAGATCCGAGCTAGTAGATGGTTAAAGTAGCAGACAGAGTAAAGGTCACAACGACTACGACAGGCACAGGCACGATTACGTTGGGCAATGCTGTTACTGGTTTTAGGACTTTTGCAAATGGCGGTGTAAGTGATGGTGACAGTGTGCGTTACGTTATCGAGAGCGGAAACGACTATGAGATAGGCACTGGCACATATACGCATAGTGGCACAACTCTAAGCAGAACTTTAACGTCTAGCTCTACTGGTTCTTTGTTAAATCTTTCTGGTACATCAACGGTTTTTATTACTTTGGCGGCGGATGACTTCGATGCTCGTGCGGCGGTTCCAGTAGCTATGGCGATTGCGTTAGGATAGAAAATGGCAAACACGTTTAAAAGAAAACTAAGCAGAAACATAGGAACATCTGCGGCTACTGTAGGTAGTTACACGGTGGCAGCTTCTACGCAAACAACCATCATTGGCCTTACTTGTTCTAACAGTACGACAACAGCCATTACAGTAGATGTGGCGCTAAATGATGGTTCTAATGATCACTTTATGGTTAAGACTGCAACAGTGCCTAGTGGTGGTTCCTTGGTCGTAGTTGGTGGTGATCAAAAAGTAGTTATGGAAACTGGTGATAGTGTCAAAGTTACGTCCAGCGCAGCGTCATCTTGTGATGTCATTATGAGCATTTTGGAGATTACCTAGATGGGTAGGTCGAAAGATTTAGCAACTGGTGAAACACGGTTTGTAAATACCTCTGGCGATAGCATGACAGGCGCATTGAGCGTTAGTGGTGGAGCAAATAGCGCACATTTAACTTTATCAGGATCAGCAAATCGTGGTCTTAAAATATCTACATCAAACCCAGATGGTCAAAATGACGGTACTGTAATATTAAACGCACAAGACACTGAAGCTAGTGGCGTATATGCTAAAATGTCATTTCAAACTGCTGGCACAGAGCGCATGAAGATAGATAATGCAGGCTATGTAACAAATCCTTACCAGCCAGCCTTTAATGCAAAAAGAACTTCTAGCCAATCAATCTCTGGCACTGTTACATTAGTTTTTAATGAAGTAAGAAGTAACCAGTCTAATTCATACAACAGCTCAAACGGAATTTTCACTGCACCAGTCGCAGGTCAATACATATTTACTTTTAAATCTTTGTTTTATGACTTTAGAACAGGTGAATATTTAGATTTATACAGCTATGTAAACAGCTCTATAAGAAACAGGTATGAACAGACAGGTAACGATGGCGGTCATACACAAATAGATTATACCGAAGTTGTCTATTTAAGTGCCAATGACACTTTTAAATTAGTAGCAACTGATAGAAACACTGGTAGTTTCAGTATGTATGCTCACGAAAATCATTTTAGTGGACGTTTACTAGGTTAGGATAAGCACATGGCATACATAGGACAAACACTTACTGAAGGCACAAGAAGGGTTTACACCTATACGGCAACTGCATCCCAAAGCACGTTCAATGCGGTATATAATGTGGGGCAAGTCGAAGTCCATCAAAACGGAATTTTGCTACAGCCTGCGGATTACACAGCTTCAACAGGTACTACCGTTGTTCTAGGCACTGCGGCTGCGCTAAATGACGAAATAACCATAACTTGCCATAATACTTTCAGCGTTGCAGATGCCCCTAGCCTGTCGCAAGGCGGCACGTTTCAAAGCAGCATTAGAGCTACACTTTTTGACACAACGCAAAACACAATGAAGACTGCTTTGTTTCAAACAAATGATCAAACAATGTCCACAGACACAACCATAGCAAGCACTGAAAATGCTAGTTGTAATGGGCCTTTAACAATAGCGTCTAATATTACGCTTACAGTAAATGGAAACTTGGTAATTATATGAGTACGTTACATGTAGAAAACCTAAAAGGTCTTAGCAGTGGCAGTAATGCTAATAAAGTTATTATCCCATCTGGTCAGACGCTTGATGCTAGTAATGGATTAATCACACCAGCTGGTCATGTTATTCAGGTATTATCAACGACAACCGATACTTCTTTTGGCATAACATCAACTTCTTTAGTTGATACTGGTTTGGCTTTAACAATTACTCCAGCATCAACTTCTAGCAAAATACTTATTTTTGCAAATATGTATGAAGTTTATAAGGGAGCAACTCAGACTTCTCCCATGTTTGCTATTAGTAGAGGGGGAACGATAATAGGTGACCATCAAGGCGCAACTCTAATGTATACTGCAGCTAATGAGTATGAAAATGTTCAAATTCAGTATACTGACTCACCAAGTACAACCTCTGCTACTGAATATAAAATACGGTTTAAATCTAGTAACGGTAACACTGTATATATCAACGGAGATAATACACAAAGTCATCTTACCCTGATGGAGATAGCGTAATGAGCATCTTAAAGGTAGACACCATCAACGAAAAGACTAGTGGCAATGGGGTGGTTATACCTAGTGGTCAGACGCTTGACGTAAGTGCTGGAACGCTTGTGCCAAGTGCAAGTCAAGTTGTGCAGCATTTATTTACTCAACCAACGGCTGCAACAACTTTTAATTCTGGAACTTATACTGATGGTGGTGGTTTTAGTTTAAGTATCACACCAAAATATAGTAATTCAAAAATACTCATTCGTATTTTCTCTAAAACACGCCAAAACAATACAATAGGTGGTCAAAGTGGTAATTCTGCACAAGATCATAGAATATTAAGGGATGGCACACAAATCTATCATGCTAAATGGCAAAACTATTTTAATAGTAATTGGGCTACTACTGATCACTACCCACCTTTTATTACGCAATATATAGATACGCCTAATACGACATCTGCAACAACTTATAAGTTACAAGGAAGATTATATAATGGTAGTCAGGTAGAGTGGAGAATAGGTGATTATAATGGTGGTGATTACCATAGCTTAATGGAATTGCTGGAGATTAAACAATGAGTTCTATTCTTAAAGTTGATACGATACAGACCACCGCAGGGGCGTCTCCTAATTTAAGTGACATAGGTTTTAGTACAGCAAACACTATTATTGCAGCATATTACGCAACTAGCTCTTCAACTGCACAAACCAATAATACTAATAGTCATGCAAATATAACTGGTTTGTCGATAACAATGACGCCTAAGTTAGCAACAAGTAAAATTCTTATTCAGGGTATAATTGCAGGAGAAACCTATGGGTCACACGCAGACAGAGGTTTACGTCTTGGAGTTTATGGCGGTGCTTCTGGAACAACCTTTTTATATGACAGTCAGTATGAACTTTACATGAGTAATGATTCTACTCAAAGAATAGGAAAATCTACCATAGCTTATATAGAAAGCGCATCAAGCACATCTGCTAGAACGTATAATATATCTTTTTGTTCAACCACAACAAATGGCAACGCAGTAGCTAGAGTAAATCAATATGGCGCACCATCACAAATGTTAGTTTATGAAATAGGACAGTAAAAATGACAGATATAGCAACAGCATTAACAGAACTAGGCGTAACAGAATGGGTTTTGCGTGGCGAACCCACTTCAGAAGCAGAATTTAACGAAATGTTTCGCAAAGTCACAGGCGCAGATAGCAACGGTTCTGCTATAGAAAGTGACAATCCTGATGACTTTGGCACAACCTGGTCGGCGGTATCAGCTAAAAAAACTGAGTTAGTCAATGCGGAGCCAATGCGCTTACTTCGTGAAGAACGTAATAGACGTTTAGCAGAAACAGATTGGTGGGCGTCTAGTGACCTCACCATGAGTTCTGAGCGTACAACCTACCGTCAGTCGCTTCGAGACATAACAGATAGTGCAACATCTTTAGATGATGTGACTTGGCCTACAAAACCATCATAGGAGATTAAAATGCCAGATATTACAGTAAGTTTAACAGACACAGAAAATAAGTGTTTAGAATATGCATCCGCTAGTGTGCAAGATTGGGCAGACAATGCGTTAACCAATCGAGCTAGAATAGCTAAAGATGAAATTATTGCGGCGCTTGTGGCTCACTGCAACGCTAACAATGTGGCTTTGGCTGTTGGAGAAGATGCTCAAGTAACGCAAGCGTTTGATTTAGGAGTTGTGCAAACAGCCGCCGAAACAAATGCAGAGGCCACACCACCAGAGTAAGGAACTAAAATGGCTTATATCGGTAGTAGCCCAACAAAGGTAGTTAGCAGACAATCCGCTAACATTTTTACATATACAGCCACGGCTAATCAGACAGCTTTCACTGGCGCTGATGCAAACGGTAATACGCTTGCCTGTTCACCGTCAGATATTATGGTTCATATGAACGGTATTAAGCTCGAAGAGAGTGACTATACCGCGACGACAACTACGGTAACGCTTGGATCTGGTGCAGCCGTAGGAGATGAGGTTACTATCACCGCTTTTCTAACTTTTGAAAGCGCAGATCACTATACAAAAAGTGCAGCCGACACAAGATACGTTAACACTACTGGCGATACTATGAGTGGCGTCTTGTCAATATCAACTTCTGGTAACTCCTCTATGACATTGCAGACAAGCAGTGCCTCTAATAGCGTAAGCACGAACTTCCAAAGTGCAAACAGAACGTATTATGCTGGTGTTGATATTGGAGGGGCAAATAGTTCATTTACTGTTTATGATGGAACCGCTGGGGCTGAAAGATTTAGGATTGATGCATCAGGCCGTGTGACAATGCCTAATCAGCCTTGTTTTCATGCTAGAAGGACTGGAGGTCACGGCACTACTGGAACTATTGTTTTTGATACAGCAGATGTAAATGTGGGCAATCACTATAGTACAAGCACAGGTAATTTTACCGCCCCCATCGCAGGTAAATATCTTTTGTTTACAACTGTGCTTAGTGCAGCAGGAGTGAATGTAGGAGCAGATATGAAAATTAACGGTACAAGATACGCAGTTACAGAAGAAAGTTGGCCAAATACATCTAGTACCTATCGTTCAACCTCAATAACAGCAATAGCTTCTTTGTCAGCAAATGATGCAGTTCGGGTAGAAAATAAACAAGGCGGTTATTATGGATCAAGCGCATACACTTTTTTTGGTGGATATTTACTAGGTTAGGAGGAACACATGAGCAACGCACGAAAACTTGCCGACAATCTTCCTAGCGAAGGACAGCTTGGGAACAGGAACCTTATTATAAATGGGGCTATGGAGGTAGCACAGCGTGGCACTTCGCAATCAAATGCAAACCCTGCAATAGGTTCGGTTGACCGTATGCGTTTTGCTTTATCTGGTGGAACAGGAACAATGAGCCAACAAACTATGTCGGCTTCTGATAGATCGACAACAGGTTTTGATAAATATTTAAGATTAGATTTAAGTGCAGGAAACAATAATGCTGGACTTTATTATAATGTAGAAGCCGCTGACATTCTTCACGCTCAAGGTAAAAAACTAACATTATCTTTTTGGGCAAAGGGTACAAATCCAGCTGGAGGGTCTTTTGTAGTTCCACATTATTGGTATGACGGTTCAAATCAAGATGATGGAGCGTCAGAGAGTTTAACAATAACTTCTAGTTGGGCAAAGTATGCAATAACGTTTGATACTGCTACCGCTAGTAGCGTTTCTCTAACTTCAGTTAATGCAAGATATGATATTGCTATATTACAGCCTAATGCTGATACAAGCACAAATGCTTGGCAGCTTGATATAACAGGATTGATGCTAGAAGTTGGGTCACAGGCTTCGCCATTCGAGTATGAAAATATAACAACCACCCTATCCAAGTGTCAAAGGTATTATGCCAAAATAGAAGGACCAGTTCATGGTTATGCGTGTTGGAGTTATAGTAATGTGACAAGCACGCATTTTAGTTTGCCAGAAAAAATGAGAACAGTACCTTCCGTAACTTTTACAGGAACTAATAACACAGGTACTAATGATGCTGTAACAAATGATACTTTTAGTCTGTACAATCATAATACATGGCTAGGCACGAGCAGTGGTAATGGAACTCAGTATGGTGGAACAAGTGCGTCTAGCACTCAAAGCATAAGAATAAACACTTATCCACATAGCTCTTTTACCAGTAATGGCATTTCTGTTGGTTTATATTTTGGTCAAAATTGTTCGATAAATGCAGATGCGGAGTTTTAAATGAATTTTACTTCAGCTAAATATATTTGTAATCCAGAAATGCCAGACGTTAATGCTGTTGTAAAAGCGGAGATTGAAGGTGAAGGCACTGTTTACATACCAGTAGGTGTTGAGGGCAACCGTCATTGGAAATCAATACAAGAATGGGTGGCAGAGGGTAACACCATAGCAGAGGCCGACTAGATGCTAGGTTTTGCCCCTATAGCAGGAGCGTCTATTGCAGACGTAGGCATTGTTAAATACAGCCTAACCCCTGTTTACACGGCAAACGCACCTACAGTACCAAATGCCGTTATGGTGGAGATTGAAAGCTTTGATCCACCAGACGTTATATCTGGTTCTGTACGAATAGATGCAGCCGCCTTACTTTATGGATTATATTTTGCTCCTGCCGCAGTAAATACTGGTGCGGTAGACATAGCGACAGCTACATTTAGCCATGATTATCAGCTTGTAGGAACAAACGTAGATAGCGGCGCAGTTTCCATAGCAAGCCCAACAGCAAGCGTAAGTTACAATTTAGTCGGCACTAACGTAGCTACGCAAAACCCAACTGTTGGCAGCCCAACAATAACGCAGACGCACAATTTAGTAGCGGCAACTGTTGACACTGGCAATCCGACGATAGGAACAGGCACACTTACGCTAACTATTGTTTTCTCAGCAAATCCAGTAAGTGCAGGGCTAGTAGATATAGGAACGGCACGTTTTCCATTTTCTGAAATTAGTGTGCCAGACGAAATTTACACAGAAATTTCTGTTGGTGCAGAAATATGGACAGAAACAACCGACACACCATCTGAGACATGGACGGAAGCGGCATAACATGATATGTGTTAATAAATAGGAGATTATAATGGCTTTAAATTTAACACTTCCAACAGTGGGTGGTAGTCAGGACACATGGGGTCAGACAATCAATACGGCGCTAACGGCTGTACAAGATACAGTTAATGGTACGTCTGGCACTGTATCGCCTGATTTAAGCGCATTAAAAATAAACGGCACTACTGTTACGACAACGGCGGCAGAGCTAAATAAAATAAATGGTTTTACTGGTACGCATGACGATTTAAATTATGCAAAAGATTTAAGAGCGACAGGCGTTTCATCTACGGAATTTGATTTACTCGATGGCGCTGCGGCGGGAACAGTCGTCAATAATAAAGCTGTCGTATATGATAGTTCTGGCGGTGTTGTTTTTGGTAACTGGAAAATAACAGAAAGCGGCGGTGTTTTATATTTTGCAACAGGTGGCACAAATAAAATGAAGCTAGATGCTAGTGGTAATTTAACGGTCACAGGAAACGTAACAGCTTACGGTAGTGTCTAATGGCTCTTCAAACTAGCGGTGCTATAAGTCTTAACGACATCCATGTAGAGGCAGGAGGCACTTCTGGTACTACAGCCAGTATGAATGACACTGATATTAGAGGCTTGCAAGCAGCCGCAGGAAGAACAATTAATTCTACTTTAGGAAGCGAGACAGATTTTGCAGATTATTACGGCGCTGCATCTGAAGTTGATCTGCCTACAAGCGGAAGCACCATTAATGGGCAGGCTCAATTAAAACAAATTACTGCATCTACATACATTTCATCTGGCGGTACTCTTAATGTACCTTCTAATCTTTGGGTATGGTCAGATAGTATTTCCACTCCTGCTTTGATTGTAGACATACCTTGCACTGTTAATATAAGTGGCAAAGTTATTGGTAGAGGTGGAAATGGTGGATGGTACACAGGAAGTGACGCAGTAAATAGTGGATCTGCTACAAACGGTCAAAACGGTGGTAATGCAATTAGCATAACATCATCAGGCGTAAGCATCATTCTAAACTCTGGCGCTTACATAGCTGGTGGAGGCGGCGGTGGTGGCGGTGGTCGCTATTTTGCAGACACTAACAATGTAAAAGTAGCTGGCGGTGGGGGCGGCGCTGGCGGTGGCAGTGGAGGAGGCAACAGCACATCTAACGGTGGTGTTCTCAACGCCTCAGGTGGAAGTATTACAAATAGTTACTATGGTAGCAATCAAGCCGCAGCTTGGGGCGGTGGTTCAGGCGGTGGCGGCGGTCACGGACACTCAAATGCTCAAAATGGTGGCGCTCCAGGCGGTGGTGGTGGTAGAATTTTACCTGGAATTGGTGGTTATTATTCTTACTTTCATGCTACAGATAGCAGCCAAAACTGGTCAGGTAATACTAATGGTCATACTGGGGCTACGGGTAACTCTGCGTCTGGTGGTGCAGGGGGTAGTGCTGGAAACGCTGGTAACGGCGCAGGAATAACCGCAGGTCAATACGCTGGCGGATTATATAATGGCGGCGGTGGCGGCGGCGGCTGGGGAGCTTCTGGTGGTTCTGGTAGAGGTGCAAGCGGTGGCGCTGGTGGCAAAGCAATCGAGGACAACGGATATAGCTATAGTATAACTAACAACGGTACAATTTACGGAGCTACAACATAATGCCTTTAGTACCCTTAAAATTACCCGCTGGATTTTATAGAAACGGCACAGAGTTCGAGGCGTCAAATCGGTGGCGTGATGGAAGCTTGGTGCGGTGGTTAGACGGTAGTTTAAAGCCAATCAAAGGTTGGACAACACGCAAGGCAGCGTTTGCTAATAACCCTGTCAGGGGTATGCATTCTTGGCAATCTAACGATGGTACTGCATGGGTGGCTGGTGGCTCACATGATCAGTTAGTGGGAATGACAGGTGCAGGAATTTGCTACGATATTACGCCTGACGATTTAGCGGCTGGTCGTGAAGATGCGGCGGTCAATACTGGTTACGGGTTTGGATTTTACGGCATAGGTTATTATGGTCAACCTGCGGCGGTGACAAGCGATAGTGTGCCTCAAGAAGCTACAACATGGCAATTAGATAACTTTGGCGAAAACTTGGTTGGTCTTCATAACGATGATGGGCGTCTTTGGGAATGGGATTTGACAACAACGGTTGGCGCTGAGTTAGTGACTAATGGTGATTACGCAACCGATGCTAGTTGGAATAAGGGTACTAACTGGTCAATTTCTGGCGGTGTTGCTGCATATGCACAATACAAGCCATTGTTCGATGCAGATGATACAGCCATTGTTGATGTGGCAAACGACACAATTACAATAACAGGACATGACTTTGCAGATGGTGACGAGGTTACTTATGTCGTGCCAACTGGTCAAACTGCTATAGATGGCCTGACTAACGGCACAAATTATTTCATAGTTTCTGCAACTGCAAACACGTTTAAGCTTGCTGCAACAAGCGGTGGCTCTGCTATTAATTTGTTAGCAAACAAGCAAGTTACTTTTGACGCTGATGATAATGCTGTAAAAGATGTAACAAATAATAAAATAGTAACGTCCAACACATTTTCTAATGGTGACAAAGTTACTTATTCTAACGGATCTGGAACAGACATAGGCGGTCTGGTTAATAATACTAACTATTTTATTATTAACGCTTCTGGAACAGAGTTTCAGTTAGCAGCAACGTCTGGCGGTGCGGCTATAGATCTTACGGCTGATCTAAATGTTTCTTTTGATCCAAACGGCGCTTCGGTTAGCCCAACAACTAATACAGTAACAGTGGCTAATGTAGGTGGTGCTAACAGGTTTCATTTTAATGGCGTAACAGCGCCAGTTTTAACATTAATTAGAGGTACAACATATACTTTTGATATGTCCGATGCTTCTAATAGTGGACATCCGTTAGTTTTTCAAAATGGTGGTGCAAGTTATACCACAGGAGTTACAACAACAGGAACGGCAGGAACGTCTGGCGCAAGTGTTACCTTCGCTGTTCCAGCAAATGCTCCTGCTAGTGGTTTGACCTACGTTTGTTCGGTTCATGGTGCAGGGATGGGTAATACTATTACTACTGTCGCTGCATCTGCGGTTGCTCCTATAGATTACAATACAGAAACAATTACAATTGCTGGTCATGGTTTAGCTAACGGAAACGAGGTTACTTATTCTAATGGTGGCGGCACAAACATAGGTGGCTTAACAACAGGAACAAATTATTTTGTTGTAGGGGCAACAACGGACACATTTCAACTAGCAGCAACGTCTGGCGGCTCTGCAATCAACCTTACGGCTCCTGCAGGATCATTAGGCACTAATCATTCTTTTGATTTAGACATTGGGTCAAGCCATGTAATTAGGCAAGACATTGGCTCTACGCATCAACTGCAAAGACTTAACTTTGGTAATTTAGATCAAACAGTAAGCGGTCTAGTTGTTACGCCTGACATACAAGACAGCTACGATGTTACCGTTGATTTGATAGACCCTAATGATGATAGTGACGCAAGCACTGTTCCTAACGTCAAAATCAAGGTTACTGGCACAACTAGCACAACGGTTCATGTTCACGAAACTCTAGCTGTTGGGTCAAATATCTTTAGATTTGGTGCAGATGATACGGCGGTAAAAATAGAGATAATACCGCAAGCTTATAACACACCAAATTTTGATATTGATAATATCTCATTAAAGAAAAAGACTGTTGCAGAACCAATAGCAAACGCACCTATTAACAATAAAGGATTAGTTGTAACAGAAGAACGCTTTATCTTTGCATTAGGTGCTGGCGGTAATAGTCGTAAAGTTCAGTGGTGCGATAAAGAAAACAATACACAGTGGACGCCAGCCGCAACAAATGAGGCAGGAGATATAGAGCTTGCCACAAGCGGTCAGATTATGTGCGGCGTTAGAACAAGAGGCGTTACCTTAATTATTACTGATACTGATGCTCACATGGCGCAATACATTGCTCCACCTTATGTTTATTCATTTCAACGTGTAGGAACAAATTGTGGTGCTGTATCTAGGCTTAGTGCGGTAGCAACTGACCAAGGTGCATTTTGGTACGGTCAGGAAAACTTTCATTACTTCGATGGTAACAGCGTACAAACACTAAACTGTGATGTTCATGATTATGTATTTAATGACTTTAACCAGGCACAACAGTCCAAAGTGTGGGGTATGGTCAATGGTGCAAACAACGAAATTTGGTGGTTTTACTGTTCGTCTGGATCTACAGAAATAGATCGTTATGTAGCTTATGATTTCAAAGATAATCACTGGCTAATAGGTAATTTATCAAGAACGTCAGGCGTAAGTCGCGGTGTTTTTGCATATCCATTCATGGCTAAACACGGTGCAAAGACGGATATTATGAACCATGAAATAGGTTTTAACTACGAGGGTTCGTCTATTTTCTGCGAAACAGGGCCAGTAAGCATTGTTAACGGTGATCAGGTTGCAAAAGTTACTGAAGTTATAACGGATGAAAAAACTCAAGGTGACGTAGATTTAAAATTTAAGACACGATTTCATCCTAACGATACAGAACGTACTTTTGGCCCATTTAACCCTTCTAACCCAACGTCAGTAAGATTTACTGGCAGACAGGTTAAAATGCGCGTTGAAGGTGATCAGGCTACAGATTGGCGTGTAGGCGTTATGAGATTAGACGTTAAGGCAGGGGGTAGGCGCTAATGCCAGTTACACCACCTATTCTTGGCGAAGACATAAGGCAGTGGGGCAGACAGCTAAATCTGTTTCTTACACGAAATTTAGGTAAGCTATATCATAAGACAACAGAGGATAATCCTAGCGAAAATGGTATATTTTTATGGGATGAAAACAAGAATTACCCTGTTGTGTCAGCACAGAACGCTTTTAAGCAAGTTGCTATGAAACAGACAACACCTAGTTCGAGTGTCGGTGCGGCTGGTGATGATGCTGGCATGATAGCTTGGGATACTAATTATATTTATATTTGTACGGCTACACACGATGGCAGTACAGCAATTTGGAAGAGGGTAGCACTGTCTACATATTAAATGCCTAAAGATACACAAGTGAATGAATTAGAAAGATGCCGCCCTTGGATAGAGGCGGCTTTGGAGTATAGCGGCGGCACACATGAATTTGAAGATGTGGCAAAAGGTATTGTTGAAGGCCGTATGCAGCTATGGCCTAGTCCAAGGGGGTGCATTGTCACAGAAATTGTGGTATATCCTAAAAAAAAGACGCTAAATGTGTTTTTAGGCGGCGGAGAACTAGATCAGTTGTTAGATATGCATAGTGATGTTACAGATTGGGCAAAGAGCTATGGATGTGAGGCTTTGACGATTACAGGTCGTTTTGGATGGAAGAAACCTTTGAAGGCGCATGGTTGGGAACCACTGCACGCTTCATTTCAAAAGGAGATATAAAATGAGTGGTGGCAAAGGTGGACGCCGAAACAATGAAGTAACAATGCCAAAGTTTGCAGAAACAGCTTTGCAGCAAGGCATTGGAATGGCAGAAGATGTATCTGCGACTGGTTATGTTCCATATTATGGGCCAGATGTAGCGGCGTTCTCTCCACAGCAACAAGCGGCATTTGAGGGAACTAATCAAATGGCGCAAGCATTTGGCATGCCAACCGCAAGCGGTCAGCAATATATGCCTGAAGCCCAAACATTTGATAGTGGTATACAGGGCTATTCATCTGCGCCTGCTTTTGAACAAGCGCAAGATCAACTTGCTGCTGAACGACCTGGACAGGCAAGTTACATAGATAGTTTTACTGTAGATCCAGTAACAGGACAGCTTGGATCAAGAGCAGCAGGAAACCAACCAGTAGCATTAGAAATGCAAGGCGGAAGAAGGGGTAAGTAACATGGGTGCTTCAGCAAATCCAAATATGGTGGCAAATCCATTTCAACGTGCCTCAATGGCAAACATGGGGGCAATGCAAACTTTTGCAAACCCTGCTGCGGCTGCGGCTAATCTTATGAATCCATACGAAAATCAAGTTGTTCAAGCAACTATGAGGGATGTGGGCCAGCAAGCGTTAAAAGCGCAAAACGTGTTGGGCGCACAGGCACAGCAAGCAGGCGCTTACGGTGGCTCAAGGCATGGCATAGCTGAAGCAGAGATGGCTAAAAACTTTACTCAGCAAATGGCAGATCAATCTGCTCGTATGAGGCAAGCAGGTTACAACCAAGCTATGAATAATGCTTTTACGGCGGCACAGGGATTGCAAGGCGTAGGGCAGCAAGCATTTGGCATGGGGCAAGCTGTAAACCGACAGCAGATGCAACAAGGCGCAATGCAACAAGCCGCCATGCAGAGTTTAATTGATGCGGCAAGAAAGCAATATCAAGGTTATGCTGCATCTCCAGCAGCAGGTTTAGCAACGATGTTTGGTGGTGCAAACTTAACAAGGGGAACTCAAGGTGAGTCGGAGTCATATCAGCCTGGATTGTTTGATTACTTAACAACTGCTGCATCTGCTGCGGCAAGATTTATGTGAGGCATTAAATGGTAGATTTTCGTGATGTAGCTGCTGAATTAGCATCAGGTTTTAACCAAATGAGGTTAAGGCCAGACCCTGGATTAGATACTCGGCTACAAACAATAAGGCAGCAAAGAACTGCTAAAAGAGCGAAAAATAAAACTATTGAGTATTTGCGTGAACTTGGAACGCCAGATGCTTTACAAATGGCAGACATGATTGAAACTGGTGCATTAAAAGCAGATCAAGGCTTGTCAACAATACTTCAGCAGCAAATGCAAATGAGACAAGCAGATGCTAAGTTTGAGAGAGATAAAGAGCTTGCGCTTTTTGAGGCTGGGTTAGACAGCTTAAAAGGAACAGACTTTGACACATCAGATTATAAAAATTATCAAGCGTTAAAATTAGAAAATCCAAACCTTACTTTTGATCAGTATATGAGAAATAAAGTTTCAATACAAAGTAAGGGTGTTTATAAAAATAGAGAAACAGGTGAAATTATTGGTGAGGTTAATTTTGACCCGTATGATGGGAAGTATTTTCAGTACGACCCTATTACTCAGCAAAAAAATTATATTGATATAACAGCGCATAGTCCTGTAACTGATGCAACGTTTGCGAAAACTATTCCTAACTTTGCTCAATTTACTAAGAATTTTGATGAACTAAATACAGACAGGGCAAGTATGCGCCGTTTAGCAGAATATATGTCTACGGTTAATAATACTAATGAAGGCTTGTTAAGATTAGCAGATCAATTTTCTGCAACTGCAAAAACTTTACTTGGAGGGTTTTTAAAAAGAGCTTTTAACATAGATGATTTTACTACATTGAGTAAAACTGAAATAAATAACAGGTTAGCTGAAGGTAGACTTCAAGGTTTAATTGGTAGGTTTAGAATAGAAACTGTTGGCGGCGGTGTAATGACCGAGCAGGACGCATTGAGAATTATAGCTAACCTTGGTGGCGATGTTAATTTATTACAAAATAAAGAAATTGTAGCACAACAGCTTGCTAGTCTTTACGAGGATAAAGCTAATTCTTTAAATAGAAAAACAAAGCTACACAACAATGCTGTAAAACAAGTTTACAGTGAGTCTGGGTATGAACAAATAGAGCCATTTGAAATTGATAAATCTATATTTACGCCAGACAGGTCTGTTTTAAAACCTAAAGACCCTCCACCAACTGGCGGAGATAGAAAGCTTAGTGATGACGAGTTAAGGGCAATAATAACAACTGCGATGCAATCTGGATCGGCGGCAGATTTGTCAAACGTATTTGGGCCAGATTTAGTAAGATACCAAGAAATATTATCGGAAATGATTTCACAGCCAGCGGACTAATTATATGACCAAAGAAGAATTATTAAGGCAGGCACTACTAAAGCAAGCTCAAGACAAGCAAAAAGAAGAATCTGAGCCAAAGTCTGATGATAAGAAAAGCAAAATAGGCGGTATGGCTAGGGCTGTTTTGCAAGGCTTGTCTTTTGGAACTGCTGATGAAGCTGAAGCTGCTTTTAGAGCTTTGATGGGTGATCAGACATATGCTGAAAACGTAAAAGAAATTAGAAACGAAATAAAACAGTTTGCTAAAGAAAACCCAAAAACAGCGTTAGGTTTAGAGATTGCTGGATCATTACCTACAGCTATCGCAGGCGGTGCTGGGCTTGCTAGGCTTGGCGTAAAAGGTGCGCTTAAAGTTGCTGGTATTGAGGGCGCGGCATATGGCGCTGGCTCTGCTGAAGGGGATGCTCTTGATAGAGCAAAAGCTGCTGCAACAACAGGATTAACAAGTGCAGCTTTAGGAAAAGCTGGAGATGTAATTTTACCAAATGTTTCTAGAGCAGCAAGTGATCTTATGAAGAAGGGGGTAAACCTTACTCCAGGCCAGGCTCTTGGCGGCAGAATGAGAATGGCAGAAGAGGCCGCAGCATCTATTCCAATAATTGGTGATTTTATAAAGAAAAAAGAAGCGCAGAACTTAGAAAGTTTTGGTAGGGCTACTATGAATGAAGCCATAGACGTTTTGAATCAAAATAAAAATAAAGGCAAAATAAAGGCTGCTTTTAGTTTTATCATGGGTAAAAATCCTAAAAAGCAAGTAAAAATACCATCAGGTGTTTCTGGCAATGAGGCTTTTACGATTGCAGATGACGCAATTAGGGCTGCTTATGATGAAGTAATCCCAAAACTTTCAATAAATGTAGATGATAAATTTATTAATGGTATTCAAAAAATATTTCGCGATAGATCAGCTAAGTTACCAGACGAATATGTTAAAGTTATGGATGGCATATTAACAGAGCAGTTTTCAAGGTTGGCACAAAATAGAACTGGTGATGTGTTAAAAAGCGTTGATGGCGATTTAGGATTAGCAGCTACAACTTTTAGAAAAAGCAATTTAGCCGTTGAAAGACAGGTTGGAGATGCTTTGTTTGATTTTCAAGCACTTTTACGAGATAGCCTAAAAAGTGCAAATAAAGATGTAATGGCTGATTATAATAGAGTTCAAAAAGCTTTCAAAACATTACTTCCAGTAGAAAAAGCAGTAGCTAACGCTACAAGAACGGGCGGCGTATTTACTCCAGCGCAATTATTATCTGCATCAAAAGCTGTTGATAATACTAGAAGAAAACTTGCTACAGCTAGAGGGCAAGGAATACAGCAAGAATTTGCTCAACAGGCGCAAGATGTTATGGGTAAAACTATTCCAGACAGTGGGTCAGCAGGAAGACTTGGTTTTATGTATTTTCTAGATAGGCTTTTTAAGCAACCTCTTAGAACTGGCGCTGCAATGGCAACTGGAGTTGCGGGAACTGCATTAGGTTATGGAGTGCCAAGATTTACTGCTAATGTAATATCTCTTCCAAATGTAGCTGCTAGGGCAGGTGCGCCAGCAGTGTCTAGTCAACTTGAGCCAGCAATATCTAATCAATTAATGCAATATTTTCAGGGGCAATAGATGGAACTAAAAGCAAAAACAGAACGCGAGATAGAGACTATTGTTCAGAACGCTATAGACGATGCGGTAGACTTTGTAGAAAGCGAAATATCAGAAGATCGCATTAGATCGCAACGTTACTACGATGGTGAGGTAGATATAGGCTACGAGGATGGTCGAAGCAAAGTAGTCGCTACTAAGGTTCGAGATACGGTGCGTGCGATTAAACCATCATTGATGCGTGTATTTCTAAGCACTGCAAAGCCTGTAGAGTTTATGCCGCATGGCCCAGAAGATGTGAATATGGCAGAGCAAGCCACAGATTATGTGCATTATGAGTTTCAGAGAAGCAACGGCTACAGAGTGCTAAACGATGCTTTTCACGATGCGCTAATTAAAAAGCAAGGCATAGTAAAGGCATATTGGGAAGAAATGCCTACCGCAGAGATATATACCTACACTAACCTAGACGATGATGAATACACGTTTTTGGTGCAGGACGATGACGTAACGGTTCTTGAGCATACAGTCGAGCAGGAAATGAGCATGGATGAGCAAGGCGTTGAGGTGCAAACGCCTGTTCATTCTGCTAAAGTATCGCGCAGAGAAACTACAGGCAGGCTGCGTATAGAAAGCGTGCCGCCAGAAGAGTTCTTTGTAGATAGAAACTGTAGAACGCTAGAAGATGCTCATGTTATTGCTCACCGCACAGAGATGCGTGCAGGTGATTTGATTGCGATGGGTTTTGACCCAGAAACAATTCTTGACCTAGACAGCTTTGACGCAGGCACAGAAATGACTGAGGCGGAGCGTATTGAGCGTCAAGGTTATGAAGATGATTTTAACGAAACAAGCTCTGACCCATCTATGCGTCAGGTTACTGTAACAGAAGCATACATGCGTATGGATGTGGACGGCACAGGCGTAGCTGTGTTACACAAGTTCTTGTGCGGCGGGACAAAGTACAGACTGCTAGATTACGAACTCGCAGACGAAATACCTTTTGCAAAATTTGAAGTTGATCCAGAGCCGCACACCTTTTATGGCAGAAGCATTGCAGACATTGTGATTGATGACCAAGACGCAGCAACAAGCATACTGCGTGGCATACTCGATAACGTAGCTATGACAAACAATCCTCGCGTTGGTATAGTTGATGGCTCAGTTAACATAGACGATGTGCTAAATAATGAGATTGGCGCGATTGTGCGTATGAGGCAACCTGGAGCAGTACAGGATTTAGCTGTGCCATTTACCGCAGGGCAAACACTAAGCGCACTTACATACCTAGATCAGCTTGTAGAGGGCAAGACAGGCGTTACCAGAGCGTCTATGGGGCTAGACCCTGATGCAATGCAGTCCACAACTAAAGCTGCTGTACAAGCCACTGTGCAGGCCGCAGCAGGGCAGGTAGAGGTGATGGTGCGTAACCTAGCAGATGGCGCAAGAGACTTGTTTGGCTTAATGCTAAGATTGCTACAAAAGAACATGGAAAACGGCGCAATGATGCGTATGAATGGGCGTTTCCAACCTGTCGATCCAAAAGCTTTTGACATAGACATGGACGTTAGCATTAACGTAGGTCTAGGCACTGGTAGAGAAGAGGAAAAAACAAATGCTCTGGCTATGGCATTGCAACAGCAAACTATGGTCTATCAGACATACGGCCCTATGAATGGCTTAGTATCGCTTACAAACATCCGCAACACTCTTGCAGACATATTAGCATCGAGCGGGATTAGAAATGCAGATCGTTATTTCGCGCCAATTACACCAGAGATAGAGATGCAACTCTTGCAGATGCAACAGCAGCAACAAGCGGCATTAGCAGGTCAGCAACCATCTGACCCAGCGCAAGCTATGGTGCAGGCAGAAGCAATGAAAGCGCAAACAAAAGCACAAGTTGATATGACTAAAGCTCAAAATGCATGAGATGGCGATGAAAGATGACCTAGCTAGAGATCAGATGGCGCAAGACCTATATGTAGATGCAGCAACACTTGCAGGTCAGTATGGGCAAGCTGTTGATTTAGCTAAGATAAAAGCAGAGCAAGATAAAGAACGTATGCATAATGAATCTATGATGAGAATGGCAGGCATTTGACAGTAGAAACAAGAATAAAGGCAGAAGACGCAAAGCGGTTAAAAAGTGATACCGCTTTTAGCGATTTCATACAGGACGTTCGTAATGAGCAAATCAGGCTTTTTACGACTAGCGGCGCTCAAGACATTGAGCAACGCGAAGAGGCGCACGCAATATTGCGTGCATTAACCAAGATCGAAGTGGAACTTGACGCCGCTATAATGGCAGAGACACTTTTAGATCGTAAACAATAAGGAGCAGTACCGTGGAAGCGACTGACCTACACAGCGCAGTAGAAAAACTCATAGCGCCAGCGCAAGAAGAAACAGGCGAAGAAAATCTAACAGAAGCAGTTGAAGAAATTATTGAGCCAGAGGTTGAAGAAACTGATGACGAGGTAATTGATGAAGGCGATACGTTAGATGAACTAGAAGCATCTGAAGAAGATTACGAAGATGTGGATATAGAGACCGAGGACGAAGTAGAGGCTACTGAGGAAAACAATCTCATCCCCGTAAAAATTGACGGCAAAGAAGAGCATTGGACACTAGATCAGCTTAAGCAATCTGCGGCAGGCCAAGGTGCAATTAACAATCGGTTTCAGGAGATCGCCCAGACACGTAAGCAACTGGAAGAGAAACAAGCCGAGATAGCACAGAGAGAACAACAGATCGCACAAATGTACGCTCAAGCCCAGCAAGGTTTTGCGGCACCACCCAAAATGCCAGACCACACTTTGGCTGAGAGTGACCCTATAGCTTATATGGAGCAAAGAGCTAAGTACGACGCCGATTTGCAACAGTACCAACAACAACAATACCAAATGCAGCAATTGCAAGCGCAGAAGCAAAAGCAGGCCGATGAAGAACATCGGGTATATCTTGCAGAGCAAGCTGAGATAATCAAAGCCAAAATCCCTGAACTCGCAGACACTAGCAAGAGCAAAGCTCACTGGGATGCGTTGATGGGCGTTGGGCGTGAGTATGGTTTTAGTGATGAAGAAATCGCTGCCACCGCAGATGCACGCTACATAGAAATGGCTAATGATGCGATGAAGTATAAGCGTATTGTGGCAAACAGGAAAAAAGCAGAAGCTAAGAGCAAGAAAGCTAAACCTGTTGTCAAGGCTGGCGCAAAGAAGGTTGCCGATCCTGTAGGTTCTGCTCGCCGAAAGCAGCAACAAAGGTTGCAAAAGAGTGGTCGTATTGAAGATGCAATCGACTTAATTATGAACCC